TATGAACCTCTCCCTATTGAGAATGAGAGCCGTCCTATTCCTAAGACTGGTTGGTACAAAGGTACTCCATTCTATGGTTCATGGAAAGAACGTAATGAAGTTAGAGGCATATTCATCGATGAATGTAAGAAACAACAGACAGATGATGTAAAGCTCTTTGAATGGACCAAGCACATGATCAATCAGAACGGTGAACTAGATTTTTCATTCATGGAAAAGCCTAAGTCAGTTCATCTTTCTCGAGAGTTTTACCCGCATTGGCAAGGTAAAGAATATAACAATACACAGCAGGCAACAACATTGGAGGATTTCTTCTCGTGATTGAATACAAATACAATGAAAAAAAATCTGTCGATACGGTAATGAAATATATCGATGCAACTTATAACGAACACTATAGCGGCAAATATCAGGCGACTGATATGATTATTGATGCTGGTCATGGCACTGGTTTTTGTATGGGCAACATCATGAAGTATGCTAAACGATACGGTAAGAAGGGAGGTTACAATCGAAAGGATTTAATGAAGATCATTCATTATGCAATCATTGAGATGTATGTCCAAGATTCCCAAGAACAAAAAGAAAAAGATATGCGTTTAAATATACCTGAACTGGTATGATGTACATATATAAATATGTGTAGTACAATGATGCTTCATCATCTCTTGAATGAATGTCCTTATAACATTGGAGTGAAATATGTCTAATTTTCAAGTAAAAGTTCCTGTAGAAGTTCTAAGAACGCGTAAGCTATTCCTAGCGGTGCCCATGTATGGTGGTCAGTGCACAGGCATGTTTGCCCGTTCAGTCGCCGATCTATCAGCTATCTGTACCCAATACGGTATTCCTCTTCAGCTGTACTTCCTATTCAACGAATCTCTGATTACTCGAGCACGCAACTATTGTGCTGACGAGTTTATGCGTTCAGGCGCGACTCACTTGATGTTCATTGACAGTGATATTGGATTCAATCCAAATGACGTTATTGCGCTTCTTGCTATTCAAGATGATGCAAGTCCATACGACGTTATCGGTGGTCCATATCCTAAGAAGTGCATCTCTTGGGAAAAGATTAAGCTCGCCGTAGATAAAGGTGTTGCTGACGATAATCCAAATAATCTAGAAAAATATGTCGGTGATTATGTGTTCAATCCTAAGTCTGGTCAAGCTCAGATCCCAATTGGTGAACCAGTTGAAGTATCTGAAATTGGTACTGGATTCATGATGATTCGTCGCCGTACGTTTGAGAAATATCAAGAAGCATTTCCTGAGCTTTCTTATAAGCCTGATCATGTTCGTACTGAACACTTTGATGGTAGTCGTGAGATTATGGCATTCTTTGATTGTATCATCGATCCAGTCTCTAAGCGTTACCTATCAGAAGACTACATGTTCTGTTATAACGTTCAGAAGATGGGCGGTCAGGTATGGTTCTGTCCTTGGATGCAGTTGCAACACGTTGGTACTTACATCTTTGGTGGATCTCTTGCAGATCTAGCATCGATCGGTGCTGCAGCTACTGCTGATGCTAGCTATTCACATAAAAAGGGTAAGTGAGGTTTATTATGAAACTAAGTGCAAAAACGATTCAGATTCTAAAGAACTTTAGCTCTATCAATCCGTCTATCATGTTCAATACTGGTAATGTACTATCGACCATTTCACCGATTAAAACGGTAATGGCTCGAGCTCAGATTGACGAGACGATTGAAAAGGACTTTGGCATCTTTGATTTGAATCGTTTTCTAGGAGTTCTGTCTCTGTTCGATGATCCAGAACTCCTTCTTTGTGATAACTATGTGAAGGTTACTGATGGTCGTAAGAGCGTAAACTTTATCTATGCTGATCCTATCACGATGATCCTTCCTCCGAATAAGGACATCAAGGTAGGTGAGTCATATGTAGAGTTTAATTTGACTGCTGATAATCTTCAAAATCTAATGAGGGCTTCGAGTGTCCTTCAGTTGCCAGAAATTGCTCTTGTAGGTGAAGATGGTCGTCTACTCCTTCGAGCTATGGATTCTAAGAATTCTTCAAACAATACGTTTGAGCTCGAAGTAAAGGAAACCAGTAAGACGTTTAAGATCATCTTCTCTTGCAACAATCTTAAGATGATGAGTAAGTCTTATGACGTATTTGTCGCTAAGGGTATCGGCCACTTTGTGTCTGATGATGGTGTACAGTATTGGATTACTACTGAATCTACTTCTACCTACGAGGATTAATAATGATTGATGTTGATAAGAAGGCACTGAAAAGTGTTCTTGATGAACTTTCTAACTCTATGCTTCGTGTGAAGTCTGAGAAGGAGTTTCAAAAAGAAGCTATTACAGATGCCTCTGAAAAGTTTAATATGAATAAACGAATTCTTCGTAAGATGGCTAAGGTGTATCATAACAACTCATTTACTGAAGAAGTAATGGAAATGGAGGAATTTCAGACCTTATACGAATCTGTTGTTATTTAATTGATTGGAGTTTTATATTATGGTTCGTGATGATTTTTTGTGGTCCCAGCTTTATCGTCCTAAAACGATTGAGCAGTGCATTCTTCCTACTGATTTGAAGAATACTTTCCAGCAATTCGTAGATAAAGGTACAATTCCAAATATGCTCTTGACTGGCCGTGCTGGAGTGGGTAAAACCACTGTGGCTCGAGCCATGCTTGAGCAACTCAATTGCGATTATATGATTATCAATGGATCGATGAATGGTAACATCGATACTCTTCGTGTAGATATCAGCCAGTTTGCTTCTTCTATGTCTTTGATGGGTGGAAGAAAGTATGTTATCTTAGACGAAGCAGACTATCTAAATCCAAATAGTACTCAACCTGCTTTGAGAAACTTCATGGAAGAGTTCTCAAAGAACTGTGGATTTATCCTTACATGTAACTTCAAGAACAAGATTATTGAACCGCTTCATAGTCGATGCACAGTCATTGACTTTAAGCTTCCTAATAATGAGAAAGCTAAGTTAGCTTCTCAGTTCATGAAGCGCATCAAGCATATCCTTGACACTGAAAAGGTTCAGTATGATGATGGTGCAGTCGCTGAAGTCATTAGCAAGTACTTTCCAGATTGGAGACGAGTACTAAATGAACTTCAACGCTATTCTGCTACAGGTAAGATCGATAGTGGTATCCTTGCCAATCTAGGCGATGAAAGCTTTAAGAACCTATTTGGTTATCTGAAGGCTAAGTCGTTTAGCAACATGCGAAAGTGGGTAGGCGAGAATAGTGATATTGAATCTCATGTCTTATTTCGCAAGATCTACGACAATGCTATTCAGCACATTAAACCTGCATCTATCCCTCAGTTGGTGTTGATCATTGGTGACTATCAGTTCAAAGCTGCATTCGTTGCTGATCCTGAAATCAATACTGTAGCATGCTTGACTATGATCATGACAGAGTGTGAATTTGTATGAACCCGTTCGACTTCGTAAATGCTATCAATGATACGAAGAAGAACCTAATGGTAGGAACTGAAAATGACGAGTTGGCAGAGAAGGGATATACTCCTTTCATGGTCAATAAATCATTATCTTATTTTGTTGATACTATTCTATATGCAAATGAAATCAATCAGTATGCTCATGTAGACAATAAACTACAATTTGAATATTATCTAAATGGTATTCCTAAAAAGAAAAGGTTTAGTAAATGGTCTAAAAAAGCCGAAGATAAAGATATTGAAGCTATAACCCAATATTATCAATGCAACTACACTCGCGCCGCAGAAATCCTATCAATTATAAATAAAGAAGAATTGGATCTGCTAAAAAATAAATTACAAAAAGGCGGAGTGATAAAAAAATGAGTGTAGTTGATTCCCTAGTTGAGGTGAGTCTCTTAGAACAAGAAGATTTCCTTAAAATAAAAGAAACATTGACGCGTATTGGTGTAGCATCGAAGAAAGATAATACTCTTTATCAATCGTGTCATATCCTGCATAAGCAGGGAAAGTATTATATTGTACATTTTAAAGAGTTGTTTATGTTAGACGGTAAGCCATCTAATTTCTCTGAAGATGATATGTCGAGAAGGAACACTATTGCTACTCTATTAGAGCAATGGGGTTTACTCAAGGTTGTGCGACCAGAATATATTGCAGAACTAATGGCTCCTATCAGTCAGATCAAGATCATCTCTCATAAAGAGAAAGATGATTGGGAACTAGTCGCTAAATATAACATCGGAAGAAGAAAGTAATATAAATAGATTTTGAGATTGCCATGCCTTCGGGGTGGCGCGTTTGGCAGTAGCGTATAAACTGCCAATTTATTAACCTTGCTTAACAGGAGGTCTTATGACTAAGACATACTTTGTCCCAAAAAATTGGGACGCCTTCAATTCGTTCTTTGTTGGCTTTGATCACGTTTTCAATGAAGCTTCAAAACTTCATGACGACTTCACAAAGAGCATTCCCCATTATCCTCCGTACAACATCAAGAAAATCGATGAGAATAAGTACGCAATCGAGCTTGCAGTAGCTGGTTTTGGTCGTTCTGATATCGAAATTGAGTTTGTCGAAGATAAGTTAATCGTTACAGGTAAATCTAATAACGATGAAACTAACCCATATCTTTATAAAGGTATCAGCACTCGTGCTTTTACGCGAACATTCTCTCTAAACGATTCCATCGAAATTAAGGGCGCTGAGATGCTAAACGGAATTCTTCAGATTATTCTGGAGCGTATTATTCCTGAGCATAAGAAACCCAAGAAGATCGAGATTAAAGAACCAACTACTACTAAACAGTTTCTTGCGGAGGAAAAATGAGCTTAATCAAAAATAATATTGCTTTAACTTTATTGATTGTATTTAATTGTGCAGCAATGCTAAGTTATGTAATCAAAACGATTCATTAAGACAGATAAGAGAAGGGGAGCCTTTGCTCCCCTTTTCATTAAACTCCTAGAAGTTTAGCATACTCGTAAGTATGTTTCTTACGATCTTCTAAACCAATTGTACCACCATTGATTCTCTTTGTAAGAGCTGTAATGGTTTCATCATTGATACCTTTATCACAAATGTCCCAAAGCTTATTCTTATCAAAGAAGAACATAGCAGATTCAAATGCAAGCTCACCAGAAACAATGTCTGGATTAGTAAGCACATCAGGACGATCGATTGCTTTGGCGAATGCAGCGTAGTTATCTTTACCAGTTAACTGAATGGCGCCACGACCGCGATACTTGAAACCTTCACCTGAGGCCTCATCACCATTACCCATACGACCACCATATACCTTATTGGCAATCTTTTCTGGATTTCTGGCATAAGGAGTAGCAGCGGCAACATCAGGGAAATATTTACGGAAGATCTTTACAAGACCGTCAGCACTATAGTTTAGGTTTTCTGAAAGAGATTTAAAGCCACCACTTTCATGAGAAGTTTGAGCAAAGAAATGAGCAGCGCGCACTTTAGGCATCTTCAAGAATTCTACAGCAGCCTTAAGCGTCCCCGGACCCCATGCGCCATCAGCCGTTACACCAATCTTACTTTGAAAATCTTTTAAACTCATGCGAGACCCCTTAAATAGTGTTTTTATTTGTTTTATTATGGTACAATCAACGTGTACCCTGAATGTATTTATAAGGATAATGTTATGAAATTCTATACCTCAGTCATCCAACGCGGAGATAACATCCTTTATCGCGGGTATGAGAATGGCAAAGCTGTGCAGCGTAAGATTCGATACAAGCCATATCTCTTTGTCGAATCCAAGAAAGCGGATAGCACATCAGTCTATAAGACTCTCCAAGACGTCACAGTCGAAAAGTTTGATTTCGATTCTATCTATGAAGCGAAAGAGTTCGCAGAAAAATATAAAGATGTAGATAACTTTACTGTCCATGGTCAAAGTCCTCGTTCTTTCAACTATCTTTGGTTATTTGATAACTTTCGTAATGAAGTTGAATATGACGTTGACAAGATCAAGATCCTTTATTTCGATATCGAGGTAGCATCAGATGATGGATTCCCAAGACCTGAACTAGCAGACAAAGAAGTCACAGCTATTGGTATCAAGTTCAAAGGACAGATGATAGTCTTTGGTTGTGGTGAGTATAAGAACTCTGACGAGAACGTAAAGTATATCAAGTGTAAAGACGAAGCCAATCTTCTTGAGCAGTTCCTTCGTGCATGGCGGATCATGGATCCTGATGTGATCACTGGTTGGAACATTGAATCATTCGATATTCCATATCTAGTCAATCGATTGACCAAAGTCCTTGGTGAAGACAACATGAAACGTCTGTCTCCATGGGGTATCGTCAATGAAAAGCATGTCAGTCGTGGTAAAGCCAATGGCCATTTTAATGTATATGACATCATGGGTATCACCACTCTTGATTACATTCAGCTCTATAAGAAGTTCACTTATTCTAATCAGGAATCGTATAAGTTAGATCATATCGCCATGGTCGAACTCGGAGAAAAGAAGTTAGACTACTCTGAATATGGTAATCTACATGAGTTGTATAAGAACAACTTCCAACTATTCATCGATTACAATATCAAAGACGTAGATCTGATTGAAAGACTTGAAGATAAGCTTAAGCTGATCGAGCTTGTATTCGCTATGGCATATGCCGCAAAAGTTAACTATGCTGATACCTTTGGTGTAGTAAAACTATGGGACATCATCAGTCATAACTTCTTGCTTGAACGTAATATCGTAGTAACTCCAAAGGAAAGCATTCCAGATATTCCTTATGCTATGATTGGTTCTTTAGAAAACTTATCTGAAGGTGGTATTCAAAACGATGATGGATTTGAGACATCATTTGCAGGTGCATATGTAAAAGTACCTCAGGTTGGTATCCATGATTGGGTATGCTCATTCGACTTGAATAGCCTATATCCTCACCTTATCATGCAGTACAACATCTCACCTGAAACGTATTATGGTCAAATCTCTGGTCAAAAGGATGTAGATCGATTCCTTGCTGGTGAAGCAGATGAATGGGATACAGATCTTATCAAGACTCCTAATCGTTGTATCTTTCGTCGTGATAAGCAAGGTTTCTTGCCAGAACTAATGGAGATGTATTATAATAAGCGTACGATCTACAAGAAGAAGATGATCGAGGCTCAGAAGGAATATCAGAAGAACAAGACGTTTGAACTTGAAAAGCAGATCGCGCGATACAACAATCTTCAGATGGCTTTCAAGATCATGTTGAACTCGGCTTATGGCGCACTAGGCAATAAGTTCTTTCGATACTATCAGATCGCTTTGGCAGAATGCATCACTCTTGCAGGTCAGGTATCCATTCGATGGATCGAAAATGAGATGAATAAGTATCTCAATAACATTCTTAAAACGGATAAAGACTATATTATTGCATCAGACACAGATTCCATCTATATCAACCTAAGTGGATTGGTCGATCATGTGTTTCCTGGCGAGAAGGATACTACAAAGATCGTAGAGTATTTGAATAAAGTATGTCGTGAAAAGCTTGAACCCTTTATCGATGCATCTTATGCTAAACTTGCAACTTATACGAATGCCTATGATCAGAAGATGAAGATGAAGCGTGAGTCGATTGCTGACAAAGGTATCTGGACTGCCAAGAAACGATACATCTTAAACGTACACGATTCCGAAGGAGTGCGCTATGCTGAACCTAAACTCAAGATTATGGGCATTGAAGCTGTTAAGTCTTCTACTCCTCTGTCGTGTAGAGAGTCTATTAAGAAAGCTCTTAAGATTATCATGACTCAAGACAATAAGGCACTCATCGAGTTCGTGAAGAAATTCAAGGACGAATTCTTCACTCTTTCATTCGAACAGATTGCCTTTCCTCGTGGGTGTAACGGTATGAATAAGTATTCTCGTAAGCAAGACGTCTATGCAAAAGGTACTCCTATTCAAGTAAGAGGTGCTCTGTGTTACAACCATATCATTCGTGCAAAAACCATGGAGAAAAAGTATCAATATATCATGGACGGTGAAAAGATTAAGTTCTGTTACCTTACGCCTAATAAATATGGTATGTCAGTCATATCATGCCCAGGTGAATTGCCTAAAGAGTTTGAACTTCACCGGCATATCGACTATCATACCCAATTTGAAAAAGCTTTTATTGAACCGTTGAATGGTATTATCGAAAAGATTGGTTGGACAGCAGAAGAAAATACTTCAACGAGTTTAGAAGATTTCTTTGCTTAGGGTATATTTAATTAAACACATACTGTATAATCATTATAAGTGAAACTGAAAGGAAATATATGTCATTTTTCAAAAATCTAGTGGAGACACTCAAAGATGAAGATACTCGAATCGCCGCTGATGGTCAAGGTTCTGCAGAATATAGTGGATGCATTGATACTGGTTCTTATATTCTCAACGCTGTGCTTAGCGGCAGTCTTTTTGGTGGTGTGCCAAATAATAAAATTACTGCTTTTGCCGGTGAATCTGCTACAGGAAAAACTTTCTTCGTACTCGGCATCGTCAAAGCGTTCTTAGATGCTAATCCAGAAGCTGGTGTTATGTATTATGACACTGAAGCTGCGGTTACTAAGTCAATGATGGAACAGCGAGGCATCGATACCAAACGAGTAATCGTTGCCGAAATGGATACCATTCAGAAGTTTAGGACTCATGCGCTCAAGACTCTTGAATACTATGAAAAGTCTGGAGATAAGCGTCCTCCTTTCATGATGGTTCTTGATTCATTAGGACTATTGTCTTCTACAAAAGAAATGGAAGACACATCTGAAGGCAAAGAAACACGAGATATGACAAAGGCTCAAATTATCAAAGCCACATTTAGAGTGCTTACTCTTAAGCTTGCTAAAGTTAAGGTACCTTTGATTTTGACCAATCATGTCTATGCAGCAGTCGGTGCATATGTGCCTACAAATGAAATCTCAGGTGGTTCGGGGCTCAAATACGCTGCTTCTACAATTGCCATGCTTTCTAAGAAGAAAGATAAAGAAGGCACTGATGTTGTTGGTAACATCGTTAAAGTTAAAATGTACAAGTCACGCCTATCAAAAGAAAATAGCCAAGTAGAAGTACGTCTATCTTATGATAAAGGTCTAGATAAGTATTATGGTCTACTTGAGCTAGCTGAAAAGTATGACATCATCAAAAAGGTTACTACTCGTTATGAATTACCAGACGGTACCAAATTGTTTGGTAAAGAAATCAATAACAATCCAGAGAAGTACTTTACTGATGAGATGCTGCAGCGCTTAGATGAGTGTGCAAAGAAAGAATACAGTTATGGTACTTACAGTGTAGGAGAATTGAATGACGATCGAGAAGACGATTCTATCTAGTCTACTCTTTAATGAAGACTATGGTCGCAGAGCTATCCCTTTCATCAAAGATGAATATTTTAAGGATGTAAATGATCGAGTAATCTTCAATCTAATCGATGAGTATCTAAAGAAGTACAACGCTTTCCCCTCGAAGGAGGCGTTGGTCATCGATCTAAGTAATCGTAAAGATCTGAACGAACAACAGTTCAAAGATAGTACTAATACTATCGAGAACTTAAGTTCTGACCCAAATACCAAAGTAAATTGGTTGCTTGATCAGACAGAGAAGTTCTGTCAAGACCAAGCTCTGTTCAATGCAATTTCTAAGTCTATTAAGTTGATGTCTGATGAGAAGGCTGAAATCTCAAAGGGATCTATCCCTCAGCTCTTGTCTGATGCTCTGGCAGTTTCCTTTGATACGCATATTGGTCATAACTTACTTGATGATTGGGAAGATCGATATGCGATGTATCATCGTAAGGAATCCAAGATTCCCTTTGATCTCGAGTACTTTAATAAAATCACTAAAGGTGGATTATCGCCTAAAACATTGAACATCGTACTTGCAGGTACTGGTGTTGGTAAGTCAATGTTTATGTGCCATTGTGCATCAGCCAATCTGATGAGCGGCATCAATGTGTTGTATATTACCCTTGAAATGTCTGAAGAGAAGATCGCTGAGCGTATCGATGCAAATATTCTAAACGTAACGATGGATGAGTTGGCAGAAATGCCAAGAGATGTCTATGAACGTAAAATCAATCGTGCAAAAGAAAAGACTGTTGGTAAGTTGATTGTAAAAGAATATCCTACTGCATCTGCAAGTTCATCTAACTTTCGATATCTGTTTAATGAATTGAAGATCAAGAAGAACTTTGTACCAGATATCGTTTATATTGATTATTTGAATATCTGCTCATCTGCAAGATTGAAGACAGGTACCAACTTCAATTCATATACATACGTAAAGGCAATTGCAGAAGAACTTCGTGGTCTTGCAGTGGAGTTCAATGTGCCAATCATTTCGGCTACACAAACAAATCGGAGTGGTTACAGTAACTCTGATGTTGGTCTTGAAGATACCTCTGAATCGTTTGGTCTACCAGCAACTGCAGACTTCATGTTTGCCATCATCACTGGTGAACAACTCAATGGTCTAAATCAGTTGATGGTTAAACAGTTGAAAAATCGTTATAGTGATCCAAATATGTATAAGAAGTTTGTGATTGGCGTTGATAGAGCTAAGATGAAGCTATATAATGTAGAACAGGCAGCACAGCAAGACATCATTGATGAGAGTCGTGATACTTCTAATGTGTCTCCTTTGAAAAAGAAATTTGATAAATCTCTGTTTGAAGATTTTACTTAAATATAGAAATATAGTATTATAGACACAGCTACAATATGGAAACTTTATGAATATCTTTTTCTTATCGACCGATCCACAACAATGTGCTGAATATCATTGTGACAAGCATGTTGTAAAGATGATTATCGAGTATGCTCAACTTATGTCTACTGCCCATCGTCTGCTCGATGGTAGACAGTACACTGAAAACAATAAAGGGCGAATGACTAAAAGGTGGAAACTCAATGATAACATTGACACCATAATTTATAAAGCGTCTCACGTTAATCATCCATCTGCAATTTGGACTCGGCAAGATGCAAGTCATTATACTTGGCTTCTCACTATGTGGAAATTCTTGTTGAAAGAATATACTCATCGTTATGGTAAACACCATAAAACTGGTGAACTTGAATTTGCTTTATCGAGACTTCCTCGTAATATTCCAATCAAAAGTCTGTCTATTGAAGAACCTCCTCAGGCAATGCCAGAAGAGTGCAAGGCAAACGGCGCGGTAAATGCATATCGCCAATACTATATCTTGAAGAAAAATGGATTTGCTCGATGGACTAATCGGCAAATTCCAAAATGGTATTCGCAAGGAATTTTAGATCTATTGACAATGGAATCTCAAGTGATGGGTCTCTATGATTGAGATAGAGATTGAAGGCATAAAGGAAAAAAAGCAAAAGCAATTATATAAAGATGCTACAATATTTTATTGCACTCAACTCTTCAAGAAAGATCCAGGATATTTAGATATTATATTGTCGTTTATGAAAGCACCAGCAAACATGAATATCCATGGATGGTGCTTACCAGAAACCAATTATTATCCAAAAAATTTCTATATTGAAATAGCAACAAAGCTTAGTCAAGAAGAAAGACTTAGGACTCTTGCTCATGAAATGGTACACTTAAAGCAATACAGAAAAAATCAATTGCAGTTTAAGAAAAACCAAATGCATTGGAAAGGCCAAGCATATATAGTAGAGAATGAATTTGAAATGTAC